GCGTTAGCCCTCCACTGCCGCGGTGTCATTGATTTCGTAAGGGGAAGAGCCGTCCTCGGGCTTGTTCACCTTCAGCTGGCATTCCAGCTTGGAAACCTCCGTCAGCGTCAGCTTCCCGCCGAGGTTCGCAAGGATAGTACCGTTCGGGATGGACATCGTCTGCCCGGATACGAACTTGATGGTCCAGGGACCGGAAAGGTTTACCAGTTCGGTCGGGGCCTTCCACCCGGTCGGAGCATCCGCCGGCCCTACAAGCGTGCCGCCCAAAACGGCCTTGATATTCTTATAGTCCAGCTGGATAAGGTTGAACGTAGGAGATACCTGGCCGTTCTTTTGCAAGAGCGTCAGCACGGGAGCATCAGGAACCTGCTCGGCTTCAATATCGACACTCTCGGGCTTCGTGCCGCCCCAGTCCCAGCTGCCCTTCTCGATCCAGCCGATAGTCATGGCGCCGAACGTAACGACGGCGATGCCATAAATGAAATTCTTATTATTTTTCATACAGTCGTCTCTTTTTTAAAAAGGTTGATAATATGCCGGATGCCACACCGGCGATAAAGGCAATGAGGGCGATTTTAACGGGATTAAAACGCTGTTTGAACTCCGTTTCGGAAACTTCTGAAACACTCACGGTATCGCCCCGGATACGTGTCAGTTCCTCCTCATACCAGAGGACCAGACGCTGGAGACTGTCACAGGTGGAGGTCACTACCAACGTGTCGCCTCTGGACGTCACATTCACGCCCGCCTGCCCGTTTTTACCATGATAAGAGGCACCGGCAGGAAGCGTCAGCAGGTCAGGAACCGGAATTTTCAACGTCAGCGCCGATGCCGGGAGGCCCGCCATCACCAGCCCCCGACGCCCGGACCTTGCGCTGTCCGCGCCTGACGCGGTTTTCACCGTCGTCAAACTCCGGGTCTGTTTTCGGGAGCTCGCGCAGCTCATAAAGGACAGGGCAGTCAGCACGGTGAAGGCAATCATTTGCCCCGTCAATAGCCTTGCGCAAACGCGCCATCTCTCTTCGTGTCGCACTAAGTTCTTTTTTTAAGGGTTCTACAATATTCTCGATCAGGATACGCGTGGCGTGCTCCGTGTTGTCTATCCGCACGGTCTCTGCGTCGGCTTTCGCCTTTTCCGCTTCCGCCTTCGCCTTCCTGACCGTGGGGCCCAACGTTACAAGGGCCGTCAGAGCGGCCAGAAGGCCGCCGCCAAATATCCAGTTCAAGAGTACGCTCGTGTCCATGATCACTTTTTTATGATTGTCTGATACCTATTGAAACAAGCCATTTCTGCACGTCAAAACTGGGGCAGGCTTTCGCCGCCAGTTCGTTATGCCCCACAATACGGACATCTGGAAAACGGCGGTGGAAGTCTTTCACGTACTTCTCAAGCGCACGCTTCTGGCACGCCGTACGCGTGTCCTTCGGGGTCTTGCCGTCTTTGGCTACACCGCCGGCATACACGATATGACGGCTGACGGAATTATAGCCGGCCACGCCGTTGGTGATTTCCCAAGGGTCCACGTTCGCGTCTTCGTTGTTGTCCACCAGGCGTTCCACGCCGCCATTCAGATGGAACAGGTCAGTATATCCGACCTGTTTCCAGCCGCGCCCGCCCTTTGATACCGGGTTTGTGTGCCAGGCACGAATCTCCGCGCCGCTCACCTCACGGCCCTCAGGGGTAGCCGTGCAGTGAATTACAAGATACTTCAGTTTTGCCATTGCTATCCGGCTTCTACGTCAGTTGCTACTTGTGACAATGCGATGGTCACCTTCTTCGTCTTGTCGGAATCCAGTGTCACAACCAGGTTTCCTGCTTTCGCTTTGCCGCCGGTATTCTTTTCAGCGGTAACTTTCAAACCGTCATCGGTACCAACAACTGTGAAACCGGCCGGAGCGGCACTGACACTGTATTCACCGGATGCTGTAATTGTCACTTCCTTGCTTTCTCCGGCAGCCTTGAATGACAGTTCCTCCACATCCGAAGCGAGAGTCTTTTCCGAAGACTTGAACACCGGAGATGTACGGGTATCCAAAACCACCATTTCCTCACCGAATGCGATATTCGTATCGGCTTTCATCAGTAGTTTGAAGAAATAAAGCTCACTGGCATTGGCGATCTTATCGATTTGGATCACATCCTGATCGTCCTGCAAGTTGACTGCGGCGAACCAGTTACCGTCTGCATCCGGAGAACAGAGAGTGGCCACAATCAGATCATCCGGCCATGCTGCCAGTGTCTCAATAGTAATGCCCTTGTAACGTTTGCTGTTTACATCCGTTTCGGAAGCATTCTTACTCTCACGTTCAGTCAGTTCGTCATCGTATTTGTCAAAGTCGTCGACACTCATCACCAGACGGAGGTTCGGATTGCTGCGCAGGGCTTTGGGAATAGCCTTACGGACAGCCTTCAATTTTTCGAGCATCGTGGTCTTACTGGTAGAAACGATAATCAATTCGGTATCTTTGGCGGCTTGCGTCAAAATTCCATTCATCAAATGGTCATCATCGTCACCGAACTCACCATTGATATAATGATCACCCAACTCGAATTTCACCTGCTTGATCAACTCTTCCAACAGCGCATTCTGCCCCTCCGGAGGAAGTTCGGCAAAGACCAGATTTCCTTTCGGCTGCCATTTGCGCCAGATATGTTCGAAGGCTCGGGGATTAAACACTGTGAAGGCCATAAAATCCACCGGATCCAATGATTTCTCACTGTAATTGAAGTTACCTTTCGAGTCTTCAATCTGGGGATTTTCCTTACGTTTCTGTAACATCTTACCGCTCTTGATACGCGGAAGGCTGATTTTTTTCTCCACACCGGGAATAACATAGATCATTCCCTTTTCTACGATTTCATTTCCGGTGGCGGCGAGCGTCAGGATCTTCTCCAGTACCTCACCGTTGTAATTGGTATTTCTTACTACTATTGCCATAACATACTGTTATTTACGGTTCAACTTTTCTTTGATTTCACGCTGGCGCTTGTTCCACGGACTTTCATCTGTAGGATTCACATGCAGATCATTCATCACCTTTCGTTTCGGAGCCAGTTTTTCCAACGCTTTTTCACCGTTTTCACGGTCTTTCACCAACAAGTTTTCGTAGATGGGACGAGTGGTCGCATCGATACGACCATCTTCCTGTGCATCATCCAACAATTTTTTCCGGGAGCTCTCTTCGTCAGCTTTCGCTTTATCTTGAAACACTTTAAGTTCACCCTTCAGGCGGGTGACTTCGGCATCAAGGCCCGGAACTTTCCCGGCCTCCGTTTCCAGAAGCCCGACTTCACGGAGAAAATCGTCATCTGTCACGCAGTTCTTGAACCGCGGACGTTTCTTCAGTTCGTCTAAATTCATGTTACTCTTGTTTTGTGGCTTGTGCAGCCGGTTATTGAATATTTGAAATACCTGTTCGGGGGTACTGTCCTCCGGAAGGGGGTCGGCATCATAGATACCATCGATAAGGCCCAGCGCCAGAGCTTCATCGGCACGCAGCCAGTGGTCCTTCCCGTCGAAATACAACGAGCGGATTTCCTCCTTGTCCTTTCCCATGCGGGCGGCATACATCTCGCAAAGGGTGTCCTCCAGCGATTCAATCTCGCGGATGCACCCGCGCATCTCCTCCTTGTTGCCGTAACAGCCTCCCTGGACACTGTGAAGCATCAGACGGGCATAACGGCTCATCTGTACCGGCTTGCCGCAAAGGGCGATGACGGAGGCCATGCTGGCGGCGATGCCGTCCACGTAAATGGTGATGTCAGCCTTGCTGTTTTTCAGGGCGTTGAAAATGGCGATGCCCGCATACACCTCGCCGCCGTTGCTGTTGATACGAACGTCAATCCTGCCGGACAAGGCCTCGGCCTCCAGAAGCTCGCGGGCAATATCCCCACTGCGCACATTGTCGTCATAATCACCGATGTCACCGTAAAGAAGGATACAACAGGCGTCTTTCCCGGGTATGATGTTGAAAAACTTTTTCATGCTTATATAGTCTTTTGAGCGGGTATTCCCCGCGAAGTTTACGGTGCGAAATTAGGGGGATTAAAGCCGTTTTTCAAACCGCGTATTTATCATGCGGACTTTAAAACGCTGTCATGAAGTTTTAAAGTGTCATCATGCGGCACGCGTTTTTTTCCGCCCCTTTTCCTTATCAATTTTGCACGTAAAAAAGGAGGCAATATGACCGAACTAAGCATGCAACAAAAAAGGGAATGGGCGAAGACGCTCTACCTGAAAGAGAACCTCACGCAACAGGAAATAGCCGAGCGTGTGGGGGTGTCACGCATCACGGTGAACAACTGGATAGGCAAGAACGGATGGGAGATGCTCAAGACATCCATCACCATCACACGTGAGGAGCAACTGAAAAGCCTGTACAGGCAGCTGGCAGAACTAAACAACGCCATCATGGCAAGACCGGCAGGGGAACGGTTCCCGAACACCGCAGAGGCGGACACCATATCCAAACTGTCCAACGCCATCAAGAAGATGGAGACGGAAGTCGGGCTCTCGGACATCATATCGGTATTCTCAGACCTGCTCAAATGGCTGCGCGCATCCGACCCCACGCAGGCGAAGGAAGTGACACCACTGCTTGACGCGTTCGTTAAATCAAAAGTTTCATAACCATGGCAAAGAAAAGACTTACACCGCAGGACCGCACGGCACTTGTCGAATGGGAGGAGCTGATCGCATCCATACGCGAAAATTCGGACATCAACCCTTCGGACACGGAAGCGGAAATACGTGCACGCAGGGAAAGGCTCGAAAAGGATGACGAGGAGTGGTTCCGGTATTACTTCGCCATGTACTATTCATGCGAGGCGGCGGACTTCCACAAGAAAGCTACCGGAAGGTTGATAAAGAACAACCGGTGGTATGAGGTGCGCGCGTGGTCGCGGGAGCTGGCGAAGTCCGCACGGTCCATGATGGAAATATCAAAACTGGCAATTACCAGAAAGGTGCGCAACGTACTGCTGATATCCAATTCGCAGGACAACGCCCAAAGGCTCCTACTGCCGTTCATGGCCAACTTCGAAGAGAACCAAAGAATCATCCAGGACTACGGGATGCAGAAGAAACCCGGGTATTGGGAAACGGGGGAATTCACCATCATGGCGGGATGTTCCTTCCGCGCCATCGGAGCCGGACAGTCACCGCGCGGTACCCGTAACAAGAATTTCCGGCCGGACTTCATCCTGGTGGACGATATCGACACCGACGAGGAATGCCGGAATCCGGAACGTATCAAAACCAAATGGAAATGGCTGGAGGAAGCCCTGATACCGACCATGTCCGTATCAGGAAACTACCGCATACTCTTCAACGGGAACATCATCGCCGCGGACTGCTGCATAAAAAGGGCCATTGAAAAGGCAACCGAACTGAAGGGAAAGGGCATCGGACACGTGGACATCATCAACATACGTGACAAAAACGGACTCTCCGTATGGCCGCAAAAAAACTCGGAAGAGGACATAGACCTCTTCCTCTCAATGGTCAGCGCGGCGGCACGCCAGAAGGAATTCTTCAACAACCCCGTGGCGGAGGGAGAGATATTCAAGGACATCATCTACGGGAAAGTGCCGGCGCTATCGAAATTCAAGTTCCTGGTCATCTACGGTGACCCCGCACCCGGGGAGAACAAGACGAAGAAGAGTTCCACGAAAGCGGTGTTCCTGCTCGGAAAACTGGCCGGGAAACTCTACGTCATCAAGGGGTTCCTCGGAAGGGAGACGAACGCCACGTTTATCGGATGGTATATCAAACTGTTGGAGTTCGTGAACGGGAAAACGAACGTGTACTGCTACATGGAAAACAACAAGTTGCAGGACCCTTTTTTCCAGCAGGTGTTCCAGCCCATCATCAGGCGCATACGCCGGCAGAGAAAGATATCCCTATACATCCAGGGGGACGAGGAGAAGAAAACGGACAAGGCCACACGTATCGAGACGAACCTGGAACCGCTCAACAGTGAAGGGAACCTCATTTTCAACGAGGCGGAAAAGGACAACCCGCACATGAAGCTGCTCACCGACCAGTTCAGCCTCTTCAACCTGATGCTGACATATCCGGCGGACGGGCCCGACTGCGTGGAGGGAGGAAACCGCATCATAGACCGCAAGGCGCACCAGGCGGAAAAACCGGCCGTCATCTCCACAAGGAAGATGCGGGCGCACAACAAGTACAGACTGTAAACTTTAATACTTTACCCAAATGAGCAAATTTATAGAACTTACAGATTACGACGCGAGCATCCACCGCGAAATACTGGACGCGCTGACAAGGGAGGACAATGCCGTCGTGGAGATATGCGAGGACCGGGCCATCGAAGAGATGCGATGCTACCTCTCCAAGCGCTATGACTGTGACAGGATATTCACCGAGACCGGAGACAGACGGAGCCAGCTCGTGCTGATGATGGCCATAGACATCGCAGTGTATCATATTTTCAGCATCCACAACCCGAGGAACCTTTCAACCCTGCGCAAGGAACGTTACGAAAGGGCCGTCGAATGGCTCAGGGCGGTAGCGGCCGAGGAATTATCCGCGGACGGGCTGCCCCTGCTTCCCGAAGAGACAAGGGCGGCAAAATCAAATTTCCTCATCAAAAGCAACCGTAAACGTGTAAACCACTGGTAACATGAGTAAAAGACAGAAAAGGGCCGGAAAGATAACCAAAAGCGGAAACCTGCCGAGGCCCGGGCAGAAAGGTCCCGCAACCATCATACTGACACAACCTAAGCGCTTCGGCATAGACATAGCGGATTATATGCTGGCCATACGCGCCTTCGAGAACGTGGATTACTCCAGAAGGTTCAAATTGTACGACCTGTATGACGACATTCTCATGGACACGCACCTGACAAGCGTCATCGAGAAACGGAAAAACGCCGTGCTCTCCTCCGTCATCGAGTTCCGGCGTAACGGAAAGCCCGACAAGGCGGTAAACGAACAGATACGTTCACCATGGTTCCGGCGTCTCATAGGTGACATCTTAGACGCGAAATTCTGGGGGTTCACGCTCGTGCAGTTCTACCGCAAAGGGGAATGGGTAAACTACGACCGGATACCGCGTAAGCATGTGGATCCGGTACGCAGGCTCATACTGCGCCACCAGACGGACACCACCGGAACATCCTGGGACGAATACCCCGACCTGCTCTTCATCGGGGAACCTGAAGAGCTCGGAATGCTCGCAAAGGCGGCCGTATGGGTGATATACAAGCGGAACGACGTGGCGGACTGGGCACAGTTCGCGGAAGTGTTCGGCGCACCTATCCGGGAATACACATACCCCACGGATGACGACGAGGCAAGGCAGAGGGCGCTGGCGGATGCGGAAAGTACCGGAAGCATGTCGGTATTCGTGCACGCCCAGGAAACTATGATGGAACTCAGGGAAGCGGCGAACAAGACCGGAAGCTCAGACCTCTACGACAAGCTCTGCGAACGGTGCAACAGCGAGATATCGAAACTGTTCCTCGGGAACACGCTCACCACTGAGGCTTCGGACAAGGGAACACAGGCACTCGGGACCGTCCACAAGGACGTGGAGGAGAAAGTCACGCTTGCGGACCGGCAGGACATCCTGGACGTGCTCAACTACAACATGACCGACATATTCGCCATGCTCGGGATAGACACCACCGGCGGCGAGTTCTGCTACCCGGAAAAGAAAGTCATCGAACCGGAGAAGAAAATGAGCATCCTTACCCAATTGCGTACGAACTTCAGCCTGCCGGTGGGAGACGATTATCTGTACGAGGAATTCGGGATCGAGAAGCCGGCAGACTACAACGAACTGAAAAAACGGCAGGAAGTCGGAGCGAAAGAAATACAAGCGGCGAAAGAAAAAGCGGCAACCGCCGGGAAGCGGGAGGATGAAGAGGAGGAAATATCGGAGACCGGAAAAGAGACTCCCAAAGAGAAGAAAAACGCACTTAAAAACGCGTATAACTGGCTGAAACGTTTTTTCGGGAAAGCCCCGGGGAAAGACGGGGCAGCTTTAGAGTGGTGATGAACGACCTCTACCGGTTGGAAAACAAGCAGGTGGAAAACGTGTTTTCTTTTGATGAGGAGGTACTGGGGAAAGCCCTGAAGAACATATACAGCAAGGACTTCCATCCCATGACCGACATCGAGGAGAACCTGTTCGAGGCCACGTGGAAAACAATGAACAAAGCCACCGACAAGGGATTCGGGGTACGAAAGCCCGATGATCCGGATTATGACTTCTACCGCGAAATACGGACGAACAACGCCGTATTTGCTGCGTTCAAGGTACATCGGGCTCAAAACGACATGGCGGCGCTACTGCTGGACGAAAACGGCAATTTAAGGCCGTTTGAACAGTGGCTGAAACTCGTCATGCCCATAGCGGACCACCAGATGGTAGACTGGCTGCGTACCGAATACGACACGGCAGTCATACGGGCGCATCAGGCGGCCGACTGGAGACAGTTCGAGCGGGAGAAGGATATCCTGCCGAACCTCAAATGGATGCCGTCGACATCAGTACACCCGGGAGCGGACCACAAAATTTTCTGGGGAACCATACGCCCCGTCGATGATCCGTTCTGGAACGAGCACAGGCCGGGGGACCGGTGGAACTGCAAGTGTACGCTCTCGTCAACGGATGAAGCGCCGACAGCGGTACCGGACGAGAACGGACGAAACAAGGCACATAACGGTCTGGAAAACAATCCGGGAAAAGACGGCAAATTGTTTTCAGACAAACATCCCTACATTACTGAGGCGCACCCGGGAGCCAGAAAAGCCGTGGACGCACTTACCAAGCGCATCAACGAGATGATAGCCGAAATGCCGGACAACCTGACGCTGGAGGAAAAAACCGACATCGCCCACAACAATCTCAGGATAGAAAAGGCCCTCGGTATCACCAAAGGCAAACCGATGACATACGAACAGGCGAACAAGGGAAAGGAAAATCCGAAATTCGGGAAAGAGGAAGGATACCGCGTAAATTGCCAGACCTGCACCGTGACACACATGCTCAGAAGGTTAGGCTTCGACACCGAGGCAAAACCAAACATCCGACAAAGCGCATACAACGAAATGGCAAAACAAGGTATTACATGGGAAGAACGTTTCCTGAACCGGGACGGAACAAAGCCGGATTATGACTATACCTATAAATGGCAGGTCAGAAAGGGATATCAAGTAATGAATGCGAACCGGCTGAAGGAATACTTCAGGGAAAAATTCAAAGAGGACGGAATATACGAGATATATTGTGCCTGGAAGGGCGGTTCCGCACACGTATTCTGTGCGGAGGTGACTGAAGGGAAGGCAAGGTTCTTCGACCCGCAAACCGGAAAGGATGATGCAAGCAATTACATACAGAGCATGAAAGCCAACCGTGTGGGAGTGATAAGAATAGACAACAAACTGGTAAATCCCAAAATCATGGGACTATTCATCACCAAATAAACGGGAAGAAAGTGCCAGCCCCTCCTCACCATCCATCAGACGGCAAGAACGGCCGTCGAACAGAATAAAGGCGGGAAGACCGACAGGCAACTCAAAACCATTCCCATCAACACACCCCACGGAATAGATGCTTCCCTCAGGGGAACTGGCTGATAAGACAACGGAGTTGTAACCGTTACTGTTTGCTAATTCCGACACTTGTTTAGGTATTTCCATAACGCAAAAAGGCACATAAAACGCCTTGTCCGCAAAAGTATAAAATTATTTTTTAAATCAGTCATTTATGGACATAAAAGAATATTCAAAGCTGATAAAAGCCAAGCGCAAGGAACTGGATGACCTGATGAAACGGAAGATGCCTGTCATCGCCGGACGAATGGCAAAAGACCATTTCCAGGATAATTTCCGCCGGGAAGGTTTCGTAAACAGAGGATTACACCCGTGGCCGAAAGCGAAAAGGCTGTCCTCGGGACGGACCGATGCGGCAGGGCAGTACGGGACGCTGCTATCCGGGAGGAACCACCTCTTCAGCTCCGTCAAGTACATGCCGGGGGACTACCGGGTGAGAGTGGCCAACGACCTCATATACGCTCCCGTCAACAACTGGGGAGGAGAAGTGCATCCGACCGTTACGTCACGAATGCGGCGCTTTGCGTGGGCGAAGTATTACCAGGCTTCAGGCAAGGCTAAAAAAGCCGCTACGGGCAAAAAAAAAGGCAAAAAGAAGGGTTCTGCCGCAAGTAACGAACCGCCGGAGAACCCGGAAGCGCTGAAATGGAAAAGACTGGCGCTCACCAAAAAGAAAAAACTCCGGATCCGAATACCGCAACGGCAGTTCATTGGAGAAAGCAAAGAACTGTCCGACAGGATAACGGAAAAAACAGAAAATGAAATCAGAAACATTTTAAACTTATAAGGATATGGAAGAAATATTCATCGCGATCATGGAACGTATCGCCGGAATGATGCCGGAACTCTCCTGCATAGACGAGGATTACGGGCAACTAGAAGCGGGGGCGGAAGAGGACCAATACCCGGTCACATTCCCCTGTGTGCTGATCGGAAATACCGAATCGGACTGGAACGATCTCGGATACGGGGTACAGAAAAGCGAGTCACTCATTACCATACGCCTGGCCGTCGACTGTTATGATGACACCCACTACACCTCCGGAACCTATCAAAAAGCAAAGGAACGTCTGCTGAAGGCGAAGGAACTGTACAAGATACTCCAGGGATTCCAGTGTTCGGAAGAAGCCAGCCCGCTGGTCAGGGTGAAAAACCGGGACTATTCCATGCCCGGAAATATCAAGGTGTACGAGACGGTTTACTCCTTCACGCTGCATGACGAGTCGGCCATGCAGGAAGGCGCGGCAAGGTTTATTCTCCCGTAAAGAGCGAGAGCTGGACGGCTGTCAGGCGGGGCTTCTTCACTTTCGGGACGGGCTTCACCTCCAGGTCCTTCAGCTCCCGGCACTTGCGCCGGATAATGGACATGATCCGTTCTTCGGAAATAAAAAACTCCTGGCGGGACAACACTTTCAGGGCGTCATCAAAACGCAGGCGCTGCACCTCCGTCCAGTAATAGTAACGGCGGCACAGGGCTTCATCACGGAGTTCTATCAGGTTCTTGTCTCGTCCTTTGGCCATAAGTTCAGGTATATGCTGCAAAATTAGGCATTTAACCGGGGATGTTAATAAAAAAACGCCGCATCGTGTATGAATGCGGCGTTTTTCTGTTTAGAGTGTGAACAAAATCACATGGTCATCAGTTCGGTGTCGTCCTCACCCGGGACAAACGGCTCGATACGGGTGATCACCTTGCTCTGTACCTTCACCCGCCCGCTGCCATTACAGACCGGGCATTTTGCGGATAAAGGAGCTCCTCCCTGGTCCAGGTAAAAGATACGCCCCTTGCCTTCACAACGCTTACAGGCCATGACGTGCGGCGCGATGTTCTTCGTCTTTTCCATAACTACAACCGGCAGAATGAAGGTTCGATACGGCGCCAGACACCGTTCTCGTCACGTTTATGAAAATAGTAGTTCACCGCGGTCTTGTACACCACATTGCTCTCACGGAAGAGGTCCATGATCTCCGTGTATTCACTGTCGAAACGGTCCTCCAGCTCATACAGCTTGCTCACCGACTTGTAGTCCAGATCACCCTGACGGTTACGCTCGATCATGGTCATACCGAGCTGGTACATCGGATCGTCGGTACCGAGCTCCCGGCTCATGGCGTAACGCTTCAGGTAATCCACCAGACGCTCGGCGGCGAGGTTGGCACGCTCGTCGAAGCTCTTCACCTTGTTACTCCTCACTTCCAGCTTCATGTCACCGTCCACGATGGTGAAACTCGCCTGGTCATCCTTGCGGAGTTGCCCATAGTCACGCATCAGGTCGCGGAAAGAGGCGGCTTCTTTCTCTACCCAGTCACGGAAGGCCTTCACGTCATCCACCACCGGGAGCAGCCTGTTCTTCACTTCAAGCATGAACTGCGCACGGAGGCCCTCATAGGCATCGCGCCGGTTACGCTTGTTTTCCTTCTCTTCCTGCTGGAGCTGTTTCAGCAATTCTTTTCTGTCCTGTGCGGACAAGCTCTTTAACTGTTCTTTCAAGTCCATAACTAAAAAATTAAATGGTTGTTACTGTTGTTTATTCTCACGTTTGCGGCGGATGGCACGCAGTTTCACCTGTAACGTGTCCAACGCCTCACAGTCAAGTTCTCGGAACTCCATGCCGGCGATACGGCTGTCCAGGCAGAAAGCGTTCACCTTGTCCCAGTCGGCCGTATCAATGCCCAGCAGTTGCATCTGGTGCAGTACCGCGGAGCGCTTCTGGCGGAGAATCTTCCGGAGTTCTTCCTGGTGAGTGGGCGGCACCAGCTTACGCATCCCGGCTATGGCCGCACTGTATTCCTTCAGTGTCATGTCGCGCAGACTCGTGGTACGTCCGTCCGTGTACTGGGAAACTACGCTTTCCTTCAACGCATCGCGGTCAGATGTCGGAAGGCGGTTCAAAAGACTATAAAACGCCGCATAATTCTCGGGTTTATTTAACTGCTTGCGGCTGTTGATATCTATCTGCATGGTTATGTTGTTCTTTTATGGAGAATATCCATTTCTTTTATGCTCCCCTTTATCCTAATGACGCATAAGTGCTCAAGAAGGTGTTCCTTTTCATCTTTTGTACACTTATACCGGTGGAAAAATTCAAATACGCTCATTATTTTCTTGTTATGAAATTACTACCATTGCCGGAGCTTCTTGCTCCACTTCATCAATAACCATCAGGTTAACATCACCTGTGTAGACATATACTTCCGCTTCTGGATTACAGTTTTTCAACTGTTCTATCAGTTCTGTTACTATCATAATTGCCTCCTATTTATACTTGATTTGATTCATTCGACAATTTCATCTATTTCATACCATTCTACATCAGAATTATTCAATCCATAGTGAGCAATAAGCCCTTTATAGTCGATAATTCCATGATATTCAGTTTCAATTGGCTTTTCCAATCCAACCTCTTTAATTGTTATTTTATAGTGTTTATATTCCATACTTTATTCTTAGTTATTAATCTTAATCCTTAAAAGTTAATTCTCCATTCATAAGAAGTGGCAACATTGAATCTCGAAGTTCGGCAAGAAGCCGGTTTTCTTCATTATTCAGATAATAGATATGCTGTTTGTACATATTCATAAAGAAAGGCATGATACTTGATAATATCTCTTTATCCGTATTTTCAATGCAAAACACCTTTGAAGCGGAAAATTGGATATACTTATTCTCAATAATTTTCTCTTTTACTTCGTAATTCTTGAATGATGCAAAACTTTCATTCATAGCCTTGACTACTTTGTTGGAGGCTTCACAATCCCTGATAACTTCTGTAAGCCCAAGCCTTTCTGCCCATACTTTATTGACTGTAACCTTAATGACATTACGTTCACGGATAATGCGATTAATATCTGATATGATAGCATTAAAGTCACGATGAATAGTTCCTTCAAGTTCAATAGGTAAGTATGGACCAATAATCAAGTTATACCCATGCTCTTCCAATTCTTCCTGAGAGATTCTCTTGGAAAATGAATCTTGCTCTTTTGTTGTAAGCTCACATATAGCAGCGATTTGTTCATCTGAAAAAGTATTGAACTCTTTTTTATAAATTCGGCCATAATGTGAAGCATCGCCTTCTCCACGTTGTTCTCTCACCTCAACTGATTTCATCTCTTCCGCATTAACAAGCATTACCTCTTTGCTTATATTTTTCTTATCAAACAGGAGAATACATGTAGCAACAGAGGTAGATTCAAACATCTTTTCGGGTAAAGAGACAGCAGCTTTCAGCCAACCTTTAGATATAAAGTATTTCCGATACTTTAATTCTTCTTTGCTTGTTAAAACACTTTTAGGGAGAATCAACGCACATCTCTCGCTTCTTTGCAGACAATGAGCTACAAAAGCGAAATTACAGGTGTATTTTTCAGGTAAATCCTTAGTTATAGCCTCTGAAACTAATACTTTTAGATTGAAAGGAGGATTAGATATACCTACATCCGCTTTTATAAGTTCTGTTTCAGGAAACATCGGACGCTGAACGGATGCATATACAGTACCTTTAATGGTATTATATGAATGAATAATATTACCGGATAAGACATCCTTATTAATCACCGTTGCCTCAATATTACGAATACAGAGATTGAATAAAAGAATAGGTATCACTCGTTCGTCAAGCTCTTCACAAACAAATTTCAAATCTGGATTGGCACACCACTTCTGAATGGTCAGTGCACCAGAGCCACAACAGCAATCGTAGACCAGTTTTTCACCTGGCATATAACTGAGAAAAGAGACAAGTTTAGCAAGGGATACCGGCGTATAATCCTGCTTCTTCCCTTTCCTGTCTGCATGGTAGAATTGATATATTCTTTGTAACCAGTCCACCGTCAAATCAGGACATAACTCCTTGTATTTCTCAAAATATAAGGTTGGATTTTGAGAAAACAAGGCAAACATAATCTTATCCGGAAGCGTATCAATACTAATACATCCGAAGAGATCACATATCCTTGTTGTTAATTCCTTTAGTTCCATTTGGTTTCTTTCTATTCTTGATTATTTATTTGTTGGTTTCCAATCCACTGTTATAATCGCATCCAGTTCACCGCTGCCTTCACAGACCGGACAGGGTTTCCGCACATCCTCGCGGCTACCTTCCTCCGTTCCCCAGAACCAGCCGTTACCCTTACAGTAACCACACTTGTGACCGGTACTGACAAAGTTCTCACGATTAGGTCCCTTACACATATAGGCGGGAGGACAAATCTCCAGCTGCTTCTTTATCCTGCTCATGCCTGGCCTCCTTTCTGTTTCGGTCCCGCCACATTCCAATAGTCATAGGCGCCCTTCTCCCAGATTGTGTATTCACCAGTGGCCCCCTGATAACGTCCCTTACTGAAGGCGACGTAGCCCTCCACCCATATCTTCAGGTCGGCATCATACATCACGCTCGTGGCCGCATCACCTTTAGGATTCTTGCCGCGGGCATGGCTGATGAAAACAAACAGCTTGTCCGGAAACTCCTCCTTCAGCTGGATATAGTCACGATACGTCATCTGTGTGTATTGGAAGCTGTCAATGATCACGATGTTGAAACTCTTATGACGCCGGAGCCTGATCTTCAAGGTGGGGATGTCCTCTTTGATAAACGCCAAATGGCGGCTTACCTCGGCCATACCAAAGCGCCGCAGGTTATTTTGGACTGTCAGAGAAGTTCCTTCCTCCAGGGAGTTGAACGCCACACGGTCATACTTGCAAAGTTCCTTGCAGAGCTGCATCACAAAAGAGGTCTTGCCATTACCACTGTTGCCCCACACGAACCAGCAGCCCCGGACTTCCGGAGTGTCGAAGGCATCCTTCCATTTCCCTTCAAAAGGGAATACATCATACTTCTTGTTCAGGATGTCCCTGACATTCAAGGCACGTCTCATGCCCGCTTTTTTATTATCCTTTTTCTCTTCTTCCATAGTCAGAACAGTGTTAGTTGTCGGATATTGTCAATTCGGTCAAGTACGGCCTGCCGTGCGGCACCCCGCAGTTTCTCGTGGCAAAGCATCCTGCCGAGTGCCCACAGAAGGGCATTCTCACGGGTGGCAAACTGTCCCCATTTACGTCCCGGGTTGAAACCGCCTCCGGAACCGCCCACCTCCATGTGAACGCCGGCAACCCACCAGCCATCCTGCTGTCCCACAAGGGCGTCCAGGTAGTCGCGACCATTTCGGTAAACGGTCACCGTCTCGTATTCCCTCAAGACCGGGTAATCGCTCCAGGGAGCGGGAAGTTGCTCGCGACCGTCGATCTTTAAGTATTCAAATTTGTTTTCCATATCCTTAAAATTACGTTTGAACGGTATTTGAACGGGGGTCATTCCCCCACCATGCGTTTCACCTTGTGAATGGACTTCCTCACACGCCGCAAATCAAAGTCACAAGTCGAGGCCTCCTTTATCACGCTGTCGATATCTTTCTTGTCAGTCACACCGTTGGCGGAACAGATCGCAAACACGTCGTTCACGTCCGTAGGCTCCAGCTCATAAAATTTCCGTCCGATACGGCTGTAGAACTCCTTGTAGCCGGGCTTCTGGTACCGCAGACCGTTGCTGATGCGTTTGGCAATATAATCGGTACTCAAAAACACGACACCGCATTTCTCCTCCAGCTTGTTGTACAGGCTGATAAAGTAGTGGAACACCGGTTCGGTCAGCTTGTCCGCCTCATCAAATACCAGCAGGGGCGCGTCCATCTGGATGATATCATCCAAAATAAGTCCCCACACCTCACGGATATTATACCCTTCAGTCCGGATCCCGACCATGCGGGCGATCTCGCGGACAAAGTCACCTTTCTTCATGTCCTCGGAGCAGAGAATATAGAAAACCTCCTTATGCTCATGAAGGTAAACACGGGCGGTGGTACTCTTGCCACAACCGGCCTCACCGGTCACCCATGTGACATTGCGCCAGCGCTGCGCATCGGAGAGCACAGCTGTGATCTCCTGGTAAGCGCCAGTCTCCACGATCTGCCAGCCGGTAGCGCTTACACCACCGACCTGCGAGGCGACATTACGGAACATCTCGTCACTGATATTCTCATAACGCCCGTTCAGGATATTGCTCACAGTACCCACACTGACTCCCTTCAGACTACCCGCAGCCTTCGTCTGGCTCGGATACTTCGCCACGTAAGCCCGAAGGCTCTCACTGATGGCATTCTTCTCTTTCATTGTAATTTCCATAATCAATATTTTTTTATCTTATTATAAATCTGTCCCTTATAATTTCCCGACCACCTTGCGGATGCTCACTTCCTTCTTCTCAAAACTGTCCCATGTCACGTTGCTGATGACTTTCATGTCACGGCCTATGGAAGGACGGGCCGGCTGGCTGTATTTTCTCGTGCGACGGTCAATCTGGCGTTGCGCCTCCTTTCCGAGACCTTTCAGGTCAGGGGTGCGCAGACCGTTCTGTTCCGGTGCGACACCATGCTCATACTCGATATCTTTGGCGACGACCTGACGGTTTATACGTTCATTGACGACGGCCTCCTGCTGGGTACGGATGAAACGTTTTTCGGCTTCCGTCTGCTCCTGCTGGGCACGGTGGATCATCAGCGGGAACGAGGCCACACACTCGAAACGCATCGCACCGCCCTTGTCCTTGTAAAGCAACCGTACGCTGCTCATGTCATAGGGATCGTACTGGACATAGAACTTCTTGTAGGTATTACGCCGGCGCCATTCCAGGTCAGGCTCACCGGGAGCGGAGAAAACCTCGTAAGGGTATTTCTTTCCCTGTACCGTGATCTCGATACCGCTGGCGGTGAACAGCGACGGTTTATCGGTCGTGTACCAGAACATCTCCACCATATCAGGAACGCTGACCGGATCGGTGGCCTCGTTTACGCTGGTATTGTACATCTCAATACGGGGGATGCCGGTGGCCGGGTGCTTCATTGAGTTCCACTGCTCACGGGAGGCGGCATACTGTTCCTTCAGTTCCTCCAATGTAGGAAGGGAGTCGATGTTCGCGTTGATGAATTCCAAATTCGGACGGCTTGTATCTCTCTTTGCCGTAATATTCTGCCCGGTGAAACCGAAACGTTTCTTCAATACCTGGCTCTGGAAGCGGTAGAAAATGTTCTCAATCGTCTTAGATTCGCCATTATACGGAGCTGTCGGACGGTGGATACGGCTAATCTTCGAGAAAAGGCCCAGCGCCGCGTTCTTCTTATGACCGCCCTGGTTGTCGCACACGATCTCGTAGGGTTTGTGCCCGCTCGTTTGGATAGCCATGCGGAAAGCATGGTACTGGGCGATATAGTCTTCGTTGTCGCTGATGTAATAACCGAGCAGGACTTCACTATAGGCATCCACCACCTCGTACACGCTTGTAGTGCACTTGTTTCCGTTCTCGTCACGATAGTAGAGGTTCAGCTTCGTGCCGTCGCCATACCAGAGGCTGTCACGACGGCTCGGAAGGATGGTCCGGTGCTTGCGGTCATAACGCTGGTGTGCCTTCATTTCCCCATAAACGGCATCGTACCACAGAGGTTCGACACGCGGGCTGTTGAACCATTCGCGGAGGCTGCGGGGACTCTTCAGGGGCTTCCAGCCACATTCCGGAGCGACACGGTTGTACTCCTCGAAGATCTCCATGTCAGTATAAACCGGAACGCGGCTGCGTTTCAATGCAACAAGGTAACGCCCGCCGTCCTCCTCGATCTTCAGCGTGTTGCTGTTGCCGTATTTACCGCTCACAAGCACACCGTAGTTGTCGGGACGGAACTTGTTTATCAGGGCTTTCAAACGCCCCACACTGCCCGGAAGGCTGTGCCCGTACACCGGACGCCATTCCTCACTCGTGACAAGCAGAAGCTCCCAAAGGTTACGGCGGAAACCGGTCAGCTTGTTATTGGATGAACTCAAGCGTTTGAACTCTTCCATCAGCGCGTTCAGCACCGAGGCATTCCAGGTGTATTCTTTCTTCACATCCAAGGGAAGAGCGACCATCTCACCGTTCTTGTCGTAACGGTAATCCTCGAAAAAGTTCTCGGCCTTCTCGTCTTTCTTCACTATGTTACGGATCATTTCCTGTCTCATTTGTTTCTCGGGTTCACCATGACGCTCAACCCAACGTTTCTTGTATTTCTCGGGAAGGGAGGAATAGGCATACAAGGCGTGGCCACCTTCACCACCGCCACGGGAAACGACGTCAAGTTTATCCCGGGACAACTGGCTGTTCAAAGTACCTTTGGGCATTATATCCAGTAACTCCGTGTAAGTTACACACAATATATTATCAAAGTATTCCATCTCCCGTTCTGTTATTAGTCCTCCAAATCAGTCAAAGGGACTTGCCTCTTCATCAGCTGTGCCGAAGCCCCGAAGTTCAGCACCACGAGAAGCTCCAGCAGCGGGTGGTCAAAGACCAGGGAAAGCAGGATCCCGAAACTCAGACAGAAGTAAAGCACGCAAAGGCGCTGCTTACAGTTCAGGCGCATAAACCAGCGTAGCTGGTCACCGAACAATGCCATCAACTCATTTTTCATCGCTTTCCTTATTTTGAGGGTTACCACCTACCTTGATTCCACCGCGCTCGATGGCGAGCTTGCGGATGGAACGGGCCAACTTGCTGTTCTTGCGGAATGCAAGGGAGTGGGAGACCATTTCCCGGGAACAACCCAGCAAACCGGCTATTTTACCCACCTCACTATATTCTACCACTATTCTCTCTTTCATAATTCGCTGATAAGTTAAATTATTGTAGCGGGCAGTCGCGGACTCGAACCACGGACCATGGCCTCTCCCTTGCGGGAGTTTAGCGTGTTCTACCAACTGAACTAACTGCCCCGGAAATCTATCGGAGTTCTTCTATTGTCGGAGTAACCCGGTAATCAAAACAAGAACGGCAGTAAGCCAGGCCACATTCGTTCTCACAGACCACGATGCCGGTCAACGCATCAATCTGGTAGGCGAAAATATTTTCGTCATCATTCAATTCTTTAAGGGTGGCAGCAAACAAATCCATTTCTGCCCAGTCAACGGTTACTTTCAATGCTTTCATTTTCTTCTTTTTATATTTCTCATTGTCACCTCAAGCCTTTTTTGTAGCTTTGGGGCGGTGTTCACACTTTGAACACGTGGCAAATATACAGAATATTCTGCAATAAAAATAATTATGGAGAAAAAAAATACAGAAATTTCTGCAAGAGTAACGGAAATGATAGAATTTCTACAAGAAACTCCCAATTCTTTTGCAAAATCATTGGGATACAAGAGGGCACAGACTCTTTACGATATAATAAGCGGAAAGTCTGCTCCAAGTTATGACTTTTTCAATAAAGTAGCAAATGCAGAAATTTCTGCACAGATAAATATTAAATGGCTCATAACAGGAAAAGGAAATATATGTAATAATACAGATAATAAAGAAGCAAACATAGCCACACCCCATACTGATATTATCGAAAAACTTCTTTGTACAATTCAAGAGCAAGCAGAAGAAATAGGAATGTTACGTGAACGAATTAAACAGTTTGAAAAAGAAAAAGGAAAAAGTGCATCGGATGTACCAGTTTCTGGTATTGCAAATGTAGGATAA